CTATTCTGATTTGTATGTCGAGGCAGACTTATCAACATTGACATATAAGTGGGATCAGGTACCTGTAGAAAATTTTACAGAGTATGCGGATAAGTATGATATACCCTACAAAGAACTTTTTTCGGATATGGACAAAAGAGGTTTATTATATCCTGTAATTATTCGTGATTTAAAAAACAACGGTGTCTATCGGAAATATCAATGTGGGGGTCGAAGAATTATATGGGCGAAAAGAAACGGATATACTCATATAAGTGCTTATCTAATAAAAGATTGGATAAGTGAAGAAGGTCGAAAACAAATTGATGAAATAGTGAACGACCAGTGGTTCCGTATCGACTAAATAATATACAATGAATATTATTCGAGGAATACATTAGAATCCCGTCCTGGGATTGATTAGAGTTAATCACATTTTAAAGGAGAATACATGTATAAATTAATAACCGTTATGGTGACGAGTCTTTTATTGTCTGCGTCAAGCATGGCAACAGAGGTAATGCCATATGGTACCTTTAATTATAAAATGTCACATGACCAAGATTCATCTGGCAATGCAAGTTCTAAATTAGAGAACAATGGTTCAAAGATTGGAATTGATATTGTAGATGTAGCCTTGGAAGGAAGTAATGGTCTATCAGGCTTTGCCAATGTTGAAGTTGGTTTAGATGTAGATGATAGTGGTAGTGACACCTTTGATTCAAGAACAGCATTTGTTGGTATTGAAAACTCAGGTGGTGCCGCAATCTCTTTAGGTAGACAATCACATCCTTATACAGATGTTCATGTCACAAATAATTTCGAAGTCTATGGTGGTAGTGCGTTCTGGAAGTATGCAGATCGTTCTAGCAATTCTGTCAAGGTTTCATCAGGACCTGTTTCTGCTATGGGTATAGTAGATGGTTCATCTGGTGAGAGTGGCATAGATGTTTGGGATTTATCTGTATCACATTCTATTGACGATTTAAATTTAGCAGTAGGATATACAGATGATTTAGTGAACGACATTTCTTACTGGGCTGCTGGTGCATCTACAACCGTAGGTGATTTATCATTGGCAGGTACCTATTCAATCAAAGATGCCGCAACAGATTTATCTGCCTATGAGGCAACAGTAGGTTGGAAAGCTGCAACAGTAGGATATGGTGACAAAGAAGGAACTGGTACCTATTACACATTAGGTCTATCTCATGATCTATCTGATTCTCTAAGTGTTTATGCTGAATATCAGCAAGAGCAATTAGATGCAAATAGCAATGATTTAGAACACTATTCAATAGGAACAAAGTTCTCATTCTAAATAACTAATAACAAAGGAGAAAATTCATGGATAAATGGATTAAAGATATAAGCGCATGGAAAGACTATGGACTGATTGTATTAGCAATCGCTATGTTCACAGGCTTTGTTGCCCCAATGTTAATTATTAAATGGGGTCTAATTGCGTGGATCGCTGCTAACTTATGGCAGAGATGGAATAGCAAATAGGAAAAATTATGAGAGACATAACGAAGAATCGTTGGAAGAAATTAATTTATGTCTTAATAGTAATTGGTGCCTTTTGGTTGGGTCATCAATATGGAGAGCAAGCTGCTTCTTTCATAGATGAAGTACCTGTACCAAAGGTCATCATTGAAATGCCAACCAACGAAATAGAAACACCTGTCGTTTCAGATGATGAAGTGAGAGGTTAAAAAAAAGAGCTCCACTTTTGTGGAGCTCTCCAAAGGAAAAAGAAAAAACTAATTCTTAAATTCTAAGCCATGCTTTCAATCTGATCGAAATATGCCCAATAGTTTTCACCACTATCATTTTCATAACCAATCGAACCTACATAGTTCATATCTGTATCATATTCTTGAACATTGACACCTAACTCACCAGCAGGATCTGATTTAACCAAACCAAGTGAAATGTCTGTGATCACTCCCTCTACGGAAGAGAGTGATCTTGTTTTAATTGCGACCTTGTCGCCAACCTTAATCAACATTAGGCAAACCTATGTTGATCTTCCCAGGATTGAATCAGAGAGTATGGTACTCTCCACTTCGCACCAAGACCACCTTTCTCACGAATGACGGCTTTCTGTGGGTTCATCTTTTCGACAATCCCAAATCTCTTACGACCATTTGGTCGACCAAACTGAACTTCCTGTCCAACAGAAATTTCAGACTTACTGCTTTTTGCTTTCGCAATCGCAGCCTCAATAAGAAACAAATGTTCCTTATGTGCAGGTTCCCTAATCCAGTCTAGGATATCAGGAAGATTATTAAATGCAAGTTTCATAATATAGTTTCCTTTCGTTTATCTTAAATATAATGGTCCAGTCCATTGCATTGGATAGTTACCTTCGAGGACATTTCCTCTAGGTTGATTTAGTGCAGGTTTGTTCCAAGACGCAGCTTTGAGAACATCACCTTTCTTAAACTTAGGTTGTCCACCAGGGGTGAACATATCTTCTTTCACTATGAAAGAATGAACAGAGTTCTTGGATATAATCTTGATAAACTTTTTACCAGACTTAACAACCCAAGAGTTTTTAAATTGTTCTATCATATCTGAATTAGTAATATCTTTTGAATAGTCTTCATTAGATGCGTTGATAAGATTTTGAATACCGTCTTCGATATTTTGTGCAGGTTGTACTTTGATCATAATATAGTTCCTTTCGATTAGTTAATTTGTAGTTCTAAATGTTTGATACAATTATCAAAGTTAATTTGGTAAGTATTTGGTAGAGAGTTATCTCTCACAAATTTTAAGAGATTGATTTTCTCTTGCGGTGTATTCGCAAGTTTAAATTGAGTGTATAGTTCTTCTAGTGACATATTAAGTTTCATAATGTTTCCTTTGTTTTTCATTGATAAATATATCATATATGGAATTGCTCTTAATGTCAAGGGTTTTGTTAAAAAAAAGTATAAAAAAGTGGTAATATATTATTACTATAAACTGTTGATAAATAAGGGTTTTTTGTAGGTGCGACAATCTTGACCAATTATGTTCTTGTTTTGTTCGCATAAAAAGTGGAGATTATATGAAAATTTTAGAATGGTTGGGTTTATCTAAGAAAGTAGAAACACCCAAAAAGAAAGTAATTAAAAAGAAAAAGAAGACTACAAAGAAAAAAGGTAAAAGATATGCAATGTAATAACTGCGGACATGGATGTCATTGTAGTAATGGCGGTTCTTGTCAATCATGCGAGTGTGCTAATTGTGAGCATGCTGAGTAATGGCTAAAGCACAAACAGTAATCTCTTATGAGAGAGGACCAAAAAAACGCACATCTATTGGAGATAGTGCGAGATCAAGACCAAAGAACAAAAACAAGAGACGACAGTTCAAGAAAAGTGTAGGTCAAGGTAAGAGAAGATAATGCCTGGCGTTGCACGAAATGGTGTAGATAGTGCTGGTGGCATTGCGATACAAGGTAGTGACAATGTCAATGCAAATGGATCAGGTGTAGTTCGTGTAGGGGATAAAGTCGCCTCTCATGGTCTTGCACCTCATAGTCCTACGCCACCTATGGTAGGCAAGTCATCTACTGTGTTTGCAAATGGTAAAGGTGTTTGTAGATCAGGTGATGCTGCAAACTGTGGTCACACTATATCAGGTTCTTCTAATGTTTTTGCGGGCTAACATGATAAATAGTTATCATGGCAATACTTCAATCAGGATACACAGACGCATCTAGAACTAACGCAAGTGCGAGATCAGCAAGAATATATAAAGATATCGCATTATCCTTTGAAAAGAACGCAGCAACTGATGATGTTATTGTTAAGAAAGATATTGATGCTGTAAAACAATCAGTAAAAAATCTGATATTAACGAATCACTATGAAAGACCTTTTCGTCCAGAAATAGGTAGTGGCATAAACAATCTATTATTTGAACCGCTTGATCCTATTACTGCCAACTCTCTCACAAGAACAATAGGAGAGTGTATAAAAAATTTTGAACCAAGAGCACAGTTAATAGCTGTAGATGCTCGACCAGATTTTGATAGTAATGCTTATGAGGTTACAATTTCATTTCGTGTAATTAATGTTCCGGGTGAAGTAGTCAATCTTACAACAATGTTAGAAAGAAGTAGATAGAATGGCAAAGAGATTAGAAGTCACAGATTTAGATTTTGATAACATCAAAAACAATCTTAAAGTATTTTTAAAACAACAAGATCAATTAACAGACTATGACTTCGAAGGTTCAACCATGTCTACCTTGTTAGATGTTCTTGCTTACGATACACACTACAATGCTGTCTATGCTAATGTTCTAGCAAACGAAATGTTTTTGGATAGTGCGGACTTACGAAACAGTATTGTCTCACACGCCAAACATGTAGGATATACTCCAAGAAGTGCAACGGCACCTGTTGCTTATTTAAATGTTACTGTCAATGGTGCAACTGGTTCAACACTAACCGCAGCTCGTGGCACAACTTTTACAACTACGGTTGATGATGTTTCATATAACTACATTGTCAAAGATGCAACAACAATTACACCAACAGATGGTGTTTATACTTTTTCTAGTTTACCTGTTTATGAAGGAACACTTGTTACAAACAAATATACAGTCGATACTTCAAACGCTGATCAAAGATTTTTAATTAAGAACGACTTAGCAGATACAACAACTTTAAAAGTTACAGTTCAGAATAGTGCTAGTGATTCTACAACAAACACATATACACTATCAACTGATCTAGCAGATGTGACATCTACATCAAAAGTTTATTACCTAGAAGGTGCAGAAGACAATCAATACGAAGTAAAGTTTGGTGATGGTGTACTTGGTGAAGCTTTATCAACTGGTAATATCGTGACACTATCTTATATCGTTACTAATGCTGAAGAAAGTAACGGAGCAAGTTCATTTAGTTTGTCTGGCAATCTTGGTGGATTTTCTAATGTGACAATTACTACTGCAACTAATTCAGCAAATGGTGCTCAACCAGAAACACCTGATAGTATTCGTTTCAATGCACCTAAACAATATGCTTCACAAAATAGAACAGTTACCGCAAAAGATTATGAGAGTAAAGTAAAATCAATTTTTACAAATGCACAATCAGTTCAAGTATGGGGAGGAGAAGATAACGACACACCTGTTTATGGTCGTGTTTATATTTCAATCAAACCTGTAACTGGTGCAACTCTTACAGAAGCAAAAAAAACTGACATCATTACACAATTAAAAGATTTTAATGTTGCAAGTGTGACACCTGTTATACAAGATCCTGAAACAACATCTTTACAATTAAATGTAAATGTTAAGTATGATGCAAAGGCAACAACAAAAACAACTGACAGTATTAAGTCTTTAGTATCTTCAGCAATCACAACATTTAACACAAACAATCTAGGACAGTTTGATGGACTGTTTAGACATTCCAAATTTATTGAAACAATTAATAAAGTAGATACTGCAATACTATCTAATATTACAACTGTTAAAATGCACAAATCGTTTACAGCCACAACATCAGGTGCAACGACTTACACAATCAAATACAACAACGCATTTTATAATCCACACTCAGGACACAATGCAAGTGCTGGTGGTGTATTAGTTTCATCAGGATTTAAAATTAATGGTGATACAACTAACGAATACTTTTTAGATGAAGATGGTGCAGGTAATGTAAGACTATATTATCTTGTTGGTCAAACAAGAACATATACCAATAATGCTTTAGGTACAATAGATTACACAAACGGAACAATCACCTTAAACTCTTTATTCATTACAGAGGTTTCAAATGTTGATGGTGCAACATCTACTGCTGTAAGATTAACAGTCATACCAAATTCTGTTGATATCATTCCAGTAAGAAATCAAGTATTAGAAATAGATGAAACAAACACAACGGTGACTGTATCTGCTGATGATTATGATACAACTTCAGGTATAGGCTATACCGCAACATCAAGTTATGCTTCATAGATCATGGCAAAGTTTACTAAGAATATAAGCTCCCTAGTAAGTAGGCAATTTCCACAACACATACAAGCTAACAATCCGTTACTGGTTGAGTTCGTCAAACAGTATTATCGTTATATGGATTCAGCACAGCTGACACTATCAAGTGTATCTGCCAGTGATCAAATACTTTTAGAAACAGAGGTAGTATCATTTCTTGCCTTAGATGGTACAGATGAAAAAGGAAATAATGCTGGCGATTATATACTAGACGAACAAGGTAGCATTGGGGAGTTCTCAAAAGGAGAAACGATCACAGGACAAACATCAGGTGAGACAGCAACTATACTTGCTGAAGATGCTGATAATTTACAATTATACATATCTGCAAATTCTAAATTTGTAACAGGAGAGACAGTTACAGGTGGCACATCAGGTGCTCAAGGAGTGATATCAAAGTATAGGGCAAACCCTAATGAAACACTATCACAAATCCTTGAGTATGCTGATGTAAACGATACTCTTGATGATTTCTTTTTACAGTTTCGAAATGCTTTTCTTCAAACCATACCAAATGATCTAACAACAGGATTAAACAAAAGACAACTCACAAAAAATATTTTATCTTTGTATAAAAGAAAAGGCACAAAGAAAGGTCATGAAATATTTTTCCGTGCATTGTTTAATGAAACACCAGAACTATATTATCCTACTGTTGATTTGTTGAGAGTTAGTGATGGTAATTTTGCTACACAAAAAATTTTAAAAGCAACTTTAGTATCACCATCAAATGGTGATATGACTAAACTCGTTGGACAAACAATTACACAAGCAAATATTCCAGGTAATGCAAATATTAATCTCGCAACAGCTGTTGTAGAAAGTGTAACTGTTAATGCCGTAAACCTAGGCGGTACTCAAAGAGATGTTGCAACTTTAACTTTAAATAAAGATAATATTGTAGGAACATTTCAATCTAGTTTAGGTCATTCCATAGTTCAAGAACAAAATGGTGATGACATATTAGATGAAGATGGTAATAAAATATTACAACAAACTTTTTCTACTTTTACTGGTGTTGAAAATGATGATCCTGAAACAACGCTAACATGTAATATCGAAAGTATAACAGATGATGTTTCCTTTGTTAATCGTGGTCGTTACTATTCTATCAATGAAAATGTTCCAGTAAAAAATCAAAGAGGTGGTGTTGGTCTTAATGCTCTTGTCGATCAAATTACTTATGGTAAGATAGAAGATATTATTATTGAAACTGCTGGTTCAGGATATGTTGTAGGTGATACTTTAAGTGTCACTAATCCAACTGACGGTACTGGACTTGCTGGTGAAGTCGCTGTGGTTAATGGTGGATTTAGATTAGAACAAGATAGTTTAGAAGATGGTATATTAATGTTAGAACAAAGTTCTACGGAACAACTTGTTATGGAAGATGCAACCAATTCTTCTTTAGGCGATATTACAAAAATAAAAATCACAAACAAAGGTGGTGGTTACTTATCGTTACCTACTATTACAGTCA